GACCGTCTCCAGCACCTTGCTGGCTGTCGTCCGGTTGTCGGCCGGATTCGCGATGGAATTGGCCGTGATAGAAGCGTTGGTGGCCGTCCAGACGCTCGTCTGACTGACATCGTTGGCGTAGGTCAGCAGGTTGCCTGCAAACCGCGCCTCACCCCACAAGGACAGATCCGGCCAGTTGCCGGACCCCCAGATCTGCCGCACATTGGCGTTGAACAGCGTGTTGATGCTGTCCGCCGTCTCCGTCGTCAGACGGCTGGTCGGAACGCCAATCAGGCTGCAGATCTGACTGAGGGCCTTGCTGTAGGGGGTGGTTCTCAAGATGCCTTACTGCCAAGCCAGCCGCCAGTCAGACCATGGCGGGCTGGATTGACCTTGGGCCGGTAGCCCTTGGCACACATGCTCGGATTGTCCTTCAGATACTCCGGCAGCCACTCATGCACCTTGGTGCCGTGCTGCTGCTGGAGGCGGAAGAAGAGGCGCCCGTCAATGCGGGCCGCCATCTGCCCAAGACCATCCACCCGGCTAGAGCCTTGCGCCGCCATGATCTTGGCACGCTCGACTTGCCGCAGGCCCGCAGCAGCCTTCTCGGCCGGCAGACCCTCCTCCATCTCACGCCAGAACTCTCGGACGACGTGCTTGGGGAGCGCGGTGATGATCTCGGGTTCCTGTTGAACCATAAAAGGGGAAGGGGGCAGAGCCCTTTCGGGATGCCCCCTGGAGACCTTAGCCCAGCCGATCCGGCTGGCTCAGATCCACGATGTTGAGGTAGATGTCCAACTCGCCGGCCGTCAGGGCCGAGGGCGAGCCACCCGTCGCGTTCGTGAAGATCGCAACCAGGTTCGCAGTGGCCGTAGCCGTGCGGATGGTAGCGGTCGTGGGAACGCCGGCCAGCACGCCAGCCGTCAGGACCGACTGAGCGGTCACAAGGCTGTTGGTGGTGGTCGTGGTGCCAACCTGGATGGAGAACGCCGTCGTGCCGGTAAAGGCAGTCGTGATGTTCACCAGCGCGTTGTTAAGCACATACTTCGACGGCAGGGCGCCCAGCGTGACGGTCACGGTGTCGGTCGAACCGGAACCAAGCGCCACATCGGACGACTTGACGTTGAACTTGTGCGAGAAACCGCGAGCCTGCTCCTGCAGCGAAAGCTGCGAGACGCGGGCGCGGGAGATAGTGACAGCAGTATCAGCCATGGTAGTTTCCTCCTGTGTTGATGGCTACGGTTAGCTGGTCGCGGCAAACTTGCCGAGACCGAGGGGGTTCTTCACCATCAGGGTGAGGGCCGCGAGGATGAACCCGCGACGACCGCCGCCGAGGTCCGGCAGCTCGTTGGACTCGATGCCGAGCATGTAGCCCACGCCCACCAGCTCGGGGTCGATGACGTAGCCACGGGCCTTCTGCTGGTTGGAGGTGCTCGACGGATCCGCGCCGTCCAAGATGCCGTTGAACAGGTCGGGAACGACCGTCACGGTGTGGAAGTCACCGACATAGACGGTAACGTCCAGGTCGATCTGGTGGCTGGTGGCGTCCTGCGTGACCTGATAGGTCTTGGTGGTGCCAGAGGCACCCTCCTGACGCTGGAACTTGGAGATCGCCCGCTTGAGGTTCGGACCGGCGAACAGGGTGTAGGACCGGCGGCCGCCGACCTGCTGGAAGATGGACTGGAACACGTCGTTGAACGCGCTCTCACCCAGCGAGCCAGTGGCGGTGGTGTCGATGTTGGCGGTGGGGGTGCGGAACGCCGCCGGGACATCGCTGCCAGGCGTGTTGCTGATCCACTTGCCAAGCGCCCGCATCTTGTACGGGGCCGGCGGGGCCTCCTGCTGACGGTCATTGTCGGAACCGATGCAGGCCTCGATGGACCGCTTCAGTTCGCGCATGCACTTCATCTTGGCATTCGCGACCTCGCTGGACACGCCAGCGACATCGGACGCCTCCTGCAGGCGGGAGACCATCCACTGCTCGCGGAACTGCTGGACGTAGTTGCCGATACGAGCGCGGTTGACGGCCTGATTGGAGAAGGCGAGGACATCCTGACCTTCAAGGACGCCGCCAAAGCTGACGGGCGTCAGGGAATCAACCTGCCACTCCTGGTAGGCATTGGTCATCCGCTTCGTCTTGGCGAAGGTGGAGATCTTGGGGGTATCCTCGGGAGAGAGGATGGTGAGGAAGTCGGTGAGATCTTCACGATCCCCCGCGACGTTGTAAGTGGTGCTAAGAGCCATGGTAGTTAACGAGTTTGCTTGGCCGCCTCTCGGGCCAGGAGGAATTGGACTGCCTCGTTTGTCGTGACTCCACCCTTCTTGGACAGATGCTGCCGGAGGGCATCAACCTGCGCCTGCGACTTGGAAGTAGAAGGCGTGCGGTTGTCAGAAGAACCTGCGGTCGCCACCGTCTGGGACGAGGGCGGTTTGTTGGAAGGGACGACGCCGGCCTTGGCAGGCTTATTTGCGCTCATCTTCTTCCTCTCCAATGCTTTGAGACCTTCAATCTGGACGCCGATGATCCAATCCGCGTTGGGCAGATTACGGAGCCATGGCATCTGCATGTAGGCCTGCTGGGCGGCAACGTACTCAGGCGTGCTCTTGTCTCTCAGGAATGGAAACTCCTGATAGGCAAGTTTCTGCGCTTCAACACGTTGTCCGAGAAACGCCCGTCGTGCAGGGATGTCATCCTCAAGCGTCTTGTCCGCATTGATGATGATGGTGGTCAGCGCCTCCTGATCGAGAACCTGATCTCCCAGTTGAATGGGTTCAAAGTTTCGTTTCGCAAGCTGCTGTTGGGCAAAGCGTTTAGCCTCTTTCGCCTGTTGGGCGAGCGTGTCCAGTTGGGCGAAGTTCTCAATCTGGGCGAGCGGCGTACCCGTGTTGGGCAGCGGAGCAGCAGGGGCCTCGGGGACTTGTGCCTGGGCTTGCTGCTGGTTTTTCGCGATCTCCAGCTTGAGTTCGTTCAACTGAGCCTCAAGGGCCTTACGCTTGGCAACCTCCTTGCCGATGCGTTTGTTGATGTTCTTCTGAACCTCTGGCGGAATCTGAGAAGGAACGGAATCGTCGTCGGCCTCGGATCCATCGGCGGTTGCCTCAGTATCCTGCGCCTCCGAACTGCCGACAGACTCGGACTGGTCCGCTTCTGTTGGTGCGGGTTGTTCAGCCGTTTCGGGCTGGGCGACCTGTTCCGCGGGTGCCGTTTGGGCCTTGGCGTTCTCGGCCTGCATGTTAAGCAGACGTTGAGCGGCTTGGGCGACACTCAGGTTGCCACTGACTTTGGCATCGGCTTTTGCTTCGGGCGCTTGAGGCGCTTCAGCGGGCTGCGAAGGAGCGGTAGCTAGTTCGTTAGACATGGGTTCAAAGCCCCCAAGGGCGGGACAGGGCGGATGCCCAGTGCCATCAGCCGTGCTTATAACACGGCGTCATGTCAACAGATATTCTTACGGCTACTGGCGCTCGGCGTCAGCCTCGGCCAGCTTTGTCAGCACGTAATCGTCGTACAGATTGATGATCGCCTCGTAGGCCCGCAGTTCCCCGACCGCCGTGGTCGTCAGTCGGTCATCCTTCACCACCGCATCATTCATCAGATCCAGCATCGTGTTATGCTGAATCTCGCGGAGTGACTCGATGAAGTCCTGGAAGGCGTCATTCGCCATCAGGCGCTGCACCGAGACCTTGAGGCGCTCGGTGCGTTCTAGCGGAGTGAGGAGGGTCTTCTTTCTGGGCATTAAGGCATGGCGTTGGCGGCATTGAGGCCGGGCATCGGGGCGCCAAGGCGTCCGATCACGGCATTCTGCTGCTGCTGCATCTGGAACTGGTACTGCTTGGCGCGGGCATCCAGACGCTCCTTGAAGGCCTGATCCTGCGAGTACCGCTGCTGCACGTCAGGCTGCTGCAAGTACTGCTGCATGACCTGCAGGCCAAGCTGCGGGGGCGTTCCGATGCGGATGTTCTTCGGGATGCCGGCAAAGATCTGCGCCAGATCCTGCTGCTCGTCGTTGACGACCTGCTGCTGGCCAGTCTTCGCGGGCCGGATAATGCGCTCCGCGATGTTCGGGTCGATAGAGGACACGAACGCTTGGAATAGCGCACCCCAGTCGCAGACGCCTTCGCGGTCGAGGGATTGAGCGCCTTGGATGATCGCCGTCCACTTCTCCGACATCATCTTGAAGTCGGTGCTCTGCACGTCCCAAGACAGGTAGAAGTCGAACTCCTCGTTCACGTCTCCCTTGTTAAACACCATCGACTCCGCGTCCTTAACGCCCATCACGCGGAAGATGACCTGATCGTTGCCGTACTGCTTGTACAGTTTCCAGACCTGGCGGAACGACTTGGCCAGGCAGGTGAGGAATTTATTCACCTCAAACTGGTTGTAGATCGGGTCCATCGCGGGATCGCCCTTCTGTGCGGCGAAACCGTTGTACTCCTTAAACGACGACTCCAAGAGGGCCTCGGAGTTCTCCGTGTTCATGTCCGGTATCGGCCGGTCCGCGTAGTGGTACTCGTTCGGCCGGCGCTCGGAGATCATCGCGCCTGGACCCCAGCGGCCCGGCGGGCGGCCCTGCGGGTAGCAGATAGGCGGCAGGACGCCGAGAGAGGCCGCGTCGATGCGGGCATCCTTGTGCGCCTTGATCTGATCCTGCCACGGCTTGCCCGGCTCGGGAACGCCGCGGGAGTCGTGCAGCTTGCGCGACAGGTACTCGCGCCGATACAGGACAAAGGGGTACTCGCCGTGCGCGTAGCCAAGAAGCCCGGTCTTCGCAAAGCCGGAGTGCTTGTCGCTCGGCGGCATGTGCGGGTGGAACACCGTGCAGTAAATGCCGGGGACGCCATCCTCGTCGCTCAAACGCTGGTAGGCATAGACGACGCCGATTTTGTCGGTGAACCGCTGCTGCGTGTAGACAAACGAGCGGCTGATGGGCTGCAGATACTCGGAGGGACTAAGCGTGATCAGGCGCCCACGCTGGGTCTCAATCGCCTTCTCCACCCAGTCCTTGTCCCAGCCATCGTCCCGCACCAGTTGGCGCAGTTGCTCGGCCGTGAAGTACTCGACCCGGTAGATGCCGGGCACCCGCTCCAGATCCAGCGAGAACGACGGAATGAACAGGTTTTCATCTAGGTTGAACGCACGGACGACGGGGTAGCTCCGCTCCGGCCCCTCCATCGGCACAGTAGTCTCGCCAGTCTTCCGCAGTTCGCGAAGCATCGAGCCCGCCTTCTGCCGGGAGCAGCCGTACTGTTCCTCAAAGATACCCTTCAGATCGTCCTCCGCGCCCTTGTCGTTGATTAGGGCGGCAATCTCAATCTGCGGGAACTGCGCCTGCAGATCTTCCATCCGCACGTTGACCAGCACCTTTTCTCGGCGCTTCTCCCAGAACTGGCCCATGACTGCCAGGCCCTTCTCGTTCATGTAGTTGGCCGCGATCTCGATCTCCCGCTGCACCTCTGGGATCTGCGTCTGGATCAGCCAACGCATGAAGTTCGTGACCAGTTGCGACCGGGGAATGTCGTTGGCCCCAACCGGCACCGCGGACAAGTTGGCCCGCTGGAAGGCCATGCACTGCATCGCGACCTTCTTGTTGATGATGTTATCAACGAGAAAGACACGCAGGTCGGAGGCGCCATCCCACGGGGTGGGGCTCGTCTTGCTGCCCTCGCGGGCGTGCTTCTTCCCGTCCGCGGACTGGCCGTTCCAGATCGCGTAGCGGGTCTCGTAGTTTACCCGGCACTGATCGACATACGGCTGGTTGTCCCGCACGCAGTCCTCAAAGGCCTTGCAGAGCAGGTTGAAATCGGGCGCGGAATCGCCAACAGGGGCAAGTTGCAGGCCGGGGTCGCTGGGGACGGACGTGGAAATGGAGTTGATCGAACTCATTGCTGACGCCCGTTAGCCCGAAGCGTAAACCAAGGCAAGTTAATAGCTCCAAGTGCGGTCATCCACGGATTTGGCAGCCTGCGGGTCCACAAACTCGCAGTTGGAGACAAGCAGGTAGCGCAGGCAGTCAATCGGATCCTTGGTCGCCTCATCCTTGCCGCCGCGGGCAGTATATTCCTGCATGGAATATACTAGATTCTGGCAGCGGTCCGAGATGTACAGCTTAGGCCCGTTTAGCGCGGAGATGGGCTTCTTGTCGTCGTAGGCCAAAAGGCTGTTAATTAACTGCAGACCGTTCTCGATCTCCACGCCGGGGGCTGGGATGTAAGTCATTCCCACATCATCCAGTTCCGAGATAATGGTGGTCGCCCCTTCGGCTGATTGTCTTTCGGCGGCACCCAGTCGCGGATCAATGTATCTTTCTTGAATCGGCTCACCGTTCTCACAGTTCTCGATAAGCTCGACGTAGTCACGGATGCCACGCTTGGATCCTTTTTGGGCTGGGCCGGGCTTCCCTTCAAGGTTGGTCCCAGGTAGTGCCCAGTCGTCGTAGTCGGGCCACTCGCGGTACACCCACCAGGTGCCGGCCGCGTCGATGGCGACCCAGAGCATGAACCAGTTCTTGGACCCCGCCGGGTCAATCGCCATATAGCGAGTGACCTGATAGTTCTCATCACGGATGAAAGGCATCGTTTCATGGGGAATGACGTTCACGTCCTTGTTGAAGCCGGGGAACACGGACGTGATG